ACTGGAAGTCGTAGCTGGTGCGCGCCGCCGCTTCGTTGCTGATCGGGCAGGTGATGTCGAGCGTGTCGTTGATGTGGAGGGTCGCGGTCTTGGCGGTGCGGTTGATCGTCACCTCGTAGTAGTACCAGACATTGCGCGCCGGGATCGCGCCGCCGTTGACGCCGCCCATCGTGATGAACGACGGCCAGTCCATATCGACCACGCCAGCGATGGACAGAATCTTGCCGCGTGTGTTCGACATGTGGGCGAAGCCGACCGTGAACTCCACCACCTCGACAGGTGCCGGGAAGGTGCGCTGCACGGTGGTGGCCGGGGCCAGCGACATCAGGATCGCGGGTGACGTGGTAGCGCTGGTGCCGACGCCGTTGTCACCGACAGCGATCCAGCCGCTGCGCGGCGCTGGCACTGGCGACACATCGCGGATGCGCACACTCGCGCCGTTCACGGTCACGATCTCCCACAGCAGGCCGTCGTCCGACACGCCGATGTTCGTCACGGCCGACGCAGAGCCAGAAGGCATGCCGACCAGAATCCAGCGGCCATCTGCCCAGCGGATCGTGTCGTATGCGCCGATGGCTACGTTGATCCCGGAGTCCTGCCACGTCGCACCGTTGTTTGTCGAGCGCAGGAGCGTGCGCGTGCTACCGACGTTCGCGGTGACGGCATACCACAGGCCGTTGTTGTCGGCGTCGAGGGACAAGACCGAGAAGGTGCCGAGGCCAGCGTTCATCGACCACGCCAGCAGATCAGGCGTGACCAGATAGCTGCCGTTGGCGAGGCCGACAATCCACACGCCGTTCTTGCGGCGCACGCACAGCGCTGCGGGAACATTGCCGAGGCTCGTCAGGTCAACGGGTTGCCACGTCAGGCCGTCATCGTTCGACTTCCACACCACCGAGTTCGCGCCGTTCGCGCCGACGATCAGCCAGTTGCCGAGGCCGTCCGTTTCAATCGCGTACAGGATCACGCCGTTGGTCGGCGGCGTGCGGCGTGCGAAGTTGCGGCCGTCCGTCGAGCGCGTGATGACCGATGCCGCGCCGATGGCGATCCACGTATTGCCGAAGTTCTTCACGTCGTTCAGGTCGCTGGAGACACCCATGATAAGCGGGAGCCACGTCAGGCTGTCGTCGCTGTACACGGCCTTGCCGCCACGACCGACTGCGATGTAGTGGCCGGTGGTGGACGCCTCGGCGGCGAGCAGGCCGTTGCCCGCGTTGTTCGTGCGGACGGACCACGACTTGCCAGCAACGCCGGTAGCCACGAGCAGTTCAAGCGCGTAGCTGCCTTCTTTGCGGCCATCGTTCATTGCGAGGCCCGACGATACCGAGTAGCCAGCCGACGACAGCGAGGACAGGAGTTGTTGCGCGGCTTGGCCTTGATACTGGTCGAAGCCATCAATGAATTTAATGGACATGCTTTTCTTCCTTATGGAGTTGCTACGTTGATTCCGAATTGGGAGGCTTCGACTCCCGCCTTGGTGTCGCCACCGTTTTTGTCGAAGGCCGCGTACTGCGTCTTCCAGTTGTTGTCCACGGTCAGCTTCGCGGAGCGCGCTGCAATTGCTCCAGCGTTACCGCCCATGAACACGCCCAGCTTTGCGTTGAGCGTGTCGGCCTTGCGCGCCATCACGAGCATGCCGGTTGCCAGAATCTCGTTTTCGTTCGGCAGCAGCACGCCGGACGTGAAGCGATCCTCTTTGCCGATCTCGTCGGACGCCACGTAGTTGTCCAGCGGCTTCGGCGGATGCAGCGACAGGCTGGCCGAGTGCGTGCCGGTTGGCGATGCCGCGAACCACTCCACGTTCTCGTCGTGTGACGGAAAGCGCGTGGTCACGATCACCGGGCCGATGCGGTCGTTGTCGCGTGCGTAGAAGTCGTCCATGTAGCGGTTGCCGTTGTCGGCGTAGACCGGGAACCCGGCCGGGCGGTACAGCGCTGGATCGCGGTAGCCGATAGACACGTCGATGGTGGTCGCGGCGTCGGCACCTGCGGGCAACGGGATCGACTGATCCAGCTTGTTGTTGATCCACAGTTCGCAGGTGTCGTTGTCGCGGTTCAGCAGAAGCTCGTAGTAGTACCAGCGCGTGATGGTCGGCAGTGCGCCACCAGCGTTCTCGTTGAGCATCGGCAGGCCGTTCTCTTCGTTCATCCAAAGCGTGATGTACGAGGTGCCGATCTTGACCCACATCACCGAGCCGCGTGCGCTGAACTGGTGGGCGAGGCCGCACGAAAACTTCGGCGTCACCCAAGGGAAGGTGCGCGTCACCGACACCTTGCCGCCCGCGAGCGCCGCACTGCCGGTGAACGACGAGCGACCGCCAACCGACGACAGCGTGCCGGTGGCGACGTACTCGGCGCGCTGCAACAGTGCGGCCGGATTGCCGGGACCGCTGAAGCCTTCAAAGCCGTCAATAAAAATCACATCAACCTCCTGTGCGGTTAAGAACGAGTCGCACCGTCGCGCCGTATGAAGCGAAGAACTCAGGCATGTTGACCGGCGTTTGGAAGGAGATCGTCTGCCCCTTTGCGAACACGCGGTCTGCTGTCACAACGAACGTAGCGATGGTGGAGCCGGGCGTGAACGTGATTGTACCAACCTGCTCCGTGAAGTTTCGCATTACGGAGATCACCACGTCGATGTCCGGCGCGGTCTTGCTGCGGCCCACCGAGTCGAGCGCGTCCTTCGGCCACGTCATGTCTTCGGGCAGCGGGATGCCGCCGATCTCTTCGAGCGGTTCGGCCGCGAAGCCGACCCACATAATCACGTCGTAGAACTGACCCTCGGCGGCGGGCGGCGCGGCTGCATTCTTGTCCTCGCCCACCCACTCGTCGCCGTCCCAGTAGTACCAGCCAGCGGGCGACTCGCAGCCGACGCGCACACCCTTCACCAGCGGCTTGCAGAACACCCAGCCGTTCTCGCTATACACCGCGAGTTCGAGCGGATGACCGGCCCAGCCGCCAACCGGGTTCGGGCCGATGATGTACTGCGCGCCGATGGCGAGCGCGGCCGGTGGCGTGTTCTCGTTCATGCTGACGGCCCAAGGGTGCAGCAGAATATCCATGAGCACGAAGTTGTTGCTGACCGGATCGCCCCACCAGTCTTCACCGCGCAGCCAACCGTAGCTGATCTTCCATCGTGCTGATTCGTGTCGTGACATTTTAGTTCCCTGTGTTGTCTTTGTTGTAGGCGTCCCAGTGACGATCCCAGTTCAAGTCCCAGTGCGCCGCCAGATTTGGATTCGGATCATTCGGGTCCGGGTCCGGTGGATCAACGGGGTCCGGCCAGTCGGGCGGAAGCTCCGGTGGCTTCGGCGGGCCGGTGCCGTTATCACCGCCACCACCGCCATTGTCGATAGGGTCTTTCGGCCCATCGCCGGTATTATCGCCGCCCGGCGTTTGACCGCCCGGTGTTTCACCGCCAGTGTCGCCATTGCCGCCGCCAGTGTTCGGAGGAAGCTGACCACCACCGGGCGGCTGGCCGGGCGGGCAGGTGTACGAAGGCAGGCCCAGCGGGATCACGTAGTTCTGCCACGACACCAAGTCATAGCGGATCGCCTCCAGCACCAGACCAACCGTGACGCGGCCACACACGCCCAGCAGCGAACCGGCACGGTAGCCATCCTGCTTCGCCATTTCGTAGGTGTACGTCCAGCTAGTGCCGTCCACGATCTCGCGGCGGATGATGACGATGTACGGCTTCGCGCCTGCGGCCTTCGGCGTGATCGTGATGCTGATGGTCAGGCGATACTTCTGCTCCGTCTCCGCGCCTTGGTCTGGTGCGAGGTGGTCGATCACCTGCGCGCCTTGGTCGGTGCGATGACGGTGGACCCATGTGATGTTGACCGGCGTGTCGGCCTGCACCACTGCGCCGCTGAACCAGCGCTTGTCGTTCGCCATCACCTGACCCGGAGGGTATGGACGGTCAGGGCGGTTCAACGTCTCAATTCGATCCGTAGGCACGTCCAGCAGGTTCAGTGGGGGTCCGTAGACACTCGGCCGCATTTTCACCTGCAAGGCACCATTCAAGACCTTGGCGACGATCTTCTCCGGGTAGTCTGCACGGTCGATGCCGAACTGCGCGCCGAAGAACCAGATGCGTGCGCCCTTGTTGTGCTTGGCCGGTACGGTGTCATAGCAGCCACGCGAGAAGTTGATGCCGGTAGCGTCGATGGAATCCACACGGATCATTTCGGCGTCGATCATTGCGATCTGGCCCGGCTCCACGGACGACAGCGCAACGCCATCAACGAACGAGGTCTTGTCGAACTCGATCCTGTTGTCCAACTGCGCGACGGTTGCGAGCAGTGTGGCCCACGGCGTCCAGTCAGGTTCGTCCACCTCGCTGTACGGCAGCAGGTTGCCAGTGCCAGCGGGCCAGTCGTAGCGCGTCCACAAGTCGTAGCTGTCCACCAGCCTGTCGCTCGGCCGCGCCGCCACGGTCACGACCGTGTGCGAGCCGGTGAAGCCCAGCGCCGCCGTGAACGCATAGGGTGCCGAGAACAGGTTGCGGTTCATTGACGTGTAGAAGTTCGTCTCCGACGCCGCACCCTGCGCCACCTGACCGACATACAGCGCGGCCGACGACACGACATCATCGTCCAGCGGCGACGGATTCTGCGCCACCATTTCGCCGTACTGGCCCACGGTCAAACCGATTGGCGGCGTGCCGGGATCAGCGATAGGGTCAGGCTGCTGCGCCGCCATTTCGGCAAGCTGCGCGACCTTGATGAACTTGCCCTGAATGTCGATCTTGAACGGCAGCGTGTATCCCTGCCACGAGTCGAAGCCGTCGCGGGTAGACACGAACGTCATCACGCCCGGCACCAGTTGTTCCTCTTCGGTCGGGTTGTCGAAGCCGAGGTCCGTCATCGCCTGCCGCCATGTGTACGTCCAGTTCGGCGCGATCAGTTTGCCGTAGCGGTCACGCAGCACGGACATGATCCCGCTGTACGTCGCCTTCAGCACACCGGCCGCGTCGTAGATGCGGGCCGTGTATGTGGTGCCAGCTTCAGGCCCGATGTTCGTCACGTCATGGTCTACGAGTTGATCGGCTTCGATGATGCGCGAGCGGTGCGCGAACGTCAGCTTCAGGTTCGGCGCGTCCGTCGTGATGACGTGCTCGATCCACCAGCGATCACCGTTGGCGCGCATCTGGCCGGGCGGGTACGGGCGGAAGAAGCGGTAGTTGAACGTCACCTCGTCAACCGGCGACTGCTGGTACGGGAACGCGCCGCCGCCGATAGTGTAGGGGGAATACTTCACGCTCGTCGTCTCGCCCGCGCTGTACTCCTTCGCGTCCGACGACACCAGCGGCGCGTCGAAGAACCAGATCAGCGCGTCCTTCGGATGCTTCGCTGGCACGGTGTCGGCGGTGCCGCGCTTGACGGTAATGCCGCTCGGCGTGATCGCGGTCAGCGCCATGAACTCGTCTTCGCACAAGCACGCCATGCCGACCTCTAACGAATCAGCGGTAGGGAAGTTCGTGCGGCCCAGCGGGATGCTGTGATCGAGGTAGTCGATGGCAGCGGCGAGTTCCGCGAGCGGCGTGAAGTGACCGGCGCGGACATTGGAGGGGGCTTTGTAATCGCTATTTGCCATATCAGGTGCAAGGGTAGGATGGGACACGGACAGGGATGACGTAGCGCTGGAACGAAATGTAGTTCTCGCGCACGCAGTCGATGCGGCAGTAGATGACGATGGTGCCGCACTGGCCGAGTGCTTGGCCTGCGATCTCGCCGTCAGTCAGTGCCATCGCGTAGGTGTACTGGAACGAGCCGTCTTGACCGGCCACCGGGTTCACGTTCACCACGCGCAGGTTGTGCTGCACCGGGTTGCTGCCTTCACTGGCGGGCGGCGTCTCGTAGTAGAAGATCACGCGGGCCGTCGTGCCGGGTTCAGGATCGATGGACGGATAAGTGTGATCGACCGGCGTGCTCGATTGCGTGATGCGGTTGCGCCACGCCCACAGGATTTGCAGCGGTGCGCCGTTGATGGCCTGCGCTTCCTCGAACCACGGCCGACCGTTCACCTGCAACTGGCCGACGTTGTATGGCCGGTAGCCGCGAGCGTTCGGATTGATCGGCAGCGACGGCAGCGTGTCCACGTCCACCGCTGGGCCGTACACGCCGGGTTGCAGTCGGTAGTCGTAGCTGCCGCCGCCACGCAGCGTAGGGTCGATCACGCACGTCTCGTCGAAGATGAACATGCGGCTACCGGCGATGTGGACTGCCGGGATGGTGTCACCCATGCCTCGGAAAATCTTGATCGTGCCGTCGCCGGGGATTGCGATGATGATGACCAACTCGTCGTCGATCAGCGCGTAGTTGCCGACCAAATCCTGACTGATGCGCACGCCGTCGTACAGCGAGGACGAACGCACGTTGACGATCTGCTCCAGTTCGGGCAAGCGGAACTCCAGACTGACCCAAGGCGTGTATGGCTTCGAGCCGATCAGGTCGTGGTGATGCACGTAGTCGTAGATCGGATCGCCGTTGCCGTCGTCTTCACCAGTGTCCACCGTCTCGATCCAGTGGCGGTACATGTTGTACGTGTCGCTCATGCGGTCAGCCGGGCGCACGCCGAACGCGAGCAGGTAGTCCTGCGTCAGCGTCGATGGTGGCAGGCCGCGCTTGACGTTCATAATGTATGGCGAGGCCATGCCGCGTTGATCGAACTGCTGCCACACGGAAGGCAGCGCGCCGCCCGGCTGGATCGTCACCGGCACCGCGTAGCCCTGCATCGACTCCATACCCTGCCGCTCGCTGTAGAACGTGACGGTCGCGTTGACCGGCGTGCCGGGATTGCCGACATCGTGCAGCGCTTTGCCGTACTGGTAGAGGAAGGCGTTGCCGATGATGCCGGGTTCCTCGCGCAGCAGCGCGCCGCCAGCGTCATGCAGGCGCATCGTGTAGGTGGTGCCGACCTCCGGGGTCATGGTGGCGTCGTCTTGGCCGAGAAGCTGGTCGGCCTGCATGACGCGATTGCGGTCACGCCACGTCAGGTTCACGCCGCCAGTCGTCGAGTTGAGCGTAGCGCCCAAGTACCAGCGCGCTGCATTGGCGAACAGGTACGCCGCGTTGTACGGGCGGAAGTAGCGCCAGTTGAACGTCACCTCGTCCGGGGCCACGACGCCGATGGGGAGGTTGCCGCCGCCGATAGTGAACGGTGAAATCTTCACGGCCACCGTCTCGTCCGCGCTGCGCTCTTTGCGGTCGGTCCCGACAGTGCCGAGGTTCAGCAGCCAGATGATCGTGCCGGGCAGGTGACGTGCAGGCAGCGTGTCGGCACAGCCGCGCTTGAGCGTGAAGGCGCGCACGCCGACAGTCTCGACGCGGCAAATCTCGTCGTCCCACAACGCGGCCATGCCCACCTTGATTGCGTCGAACGTGGCGAAGTTGAAGTCGGTGTATTCGATTGCGGTGTCCAACTGCTCGTAGGCCACGTCCGTTTTCACGAAGGTGGCGAAGCTGCCTGCACCGATGTTCTGATAGTCGCTGTTTGCCATTACGGAGTCACAGGTTGTTCGTCGTCTTCGGCAGCGCCGGGTTTGACGAAGATGTTATAGGCCAAGGAAAGGTCGGATGGTTTTGCCACGACGGTGCCGAGGAAGCCACTGTCGTCGGACAGGTAGTCGAAGTCGGCTGGCGACATGGACTGGTTCAGCAGGAAGTACGGCACCTCGAATGCGCGGTGCTCCTTCAGGATCGGCTTGTTGTTCGGCTTCACCCAGTTCGGCGGCTCGGTTCCGCTGAAGGAAGTCTGCGGCAGCGCGAACACGTCCTGCACGGCGGTGATGGTGATGCTGCCGGATGCGAGCGTGCCATCGTCGATGCGGCCGACACGCACGACCACGTTGTTGATGCCGCGCACCGGATCGCTGATGCGCATGACACCGGCTGGTGGGATGCGCCATGCGCGGCGGTCGAACACGATCTCGAAGCGGCGCAGCGCCAGTGCGTTCAACCGCAGTTCGCGCTGTGCGACACGAGCGGCCAGTTCAGGCGTCGGCACGCCGGGGTACGGCTTCGTCAGCGAGTTGAATACGCCGCGTGTCGATTGCAGCAGGCCGAGATTCTGTGCGCCCTTGGTGCGCTTCTCGCCGCTGATCGGGTCCACGTATTCGACGATGATCTCGTTGACCGATGGGCCGAGCGCCGACACGTCCGCTTCCTTGATCTCGACGATGCCGTTGTCGCTGGTGTAGATCGGCAGCGCATTCGGATCATAGTCGAGGCGGATCAGCTTCAGCTTCAGCAGGCCGGTTTCGCGGTCGGCATACATCGCGGCACCGATGGCATCGAGCACCGACTGGATGAACGCCTTGAGCGTGTCGCGGCGGGTCCAGCGCAGGCACAGCCCGAAGCCTTCAGTCGCCAGCGTGTCGGCACATGCGGCGAACGCGCCCACGTCCATCGCTGACATCGGCAGGCCACGGCCCCACTCGCGGTTGGTCATGCACTCCATGATGATGTGCGCCGGGTTCATGGCCTTGATGGTCAGGTTGGCCTCGCTGGTCGTGAAGTCCTTCGGCCCCTGCAATTCGATGACGGCCTTTTCTGGATACCACGGCGCGTCGTTCTCCCAGCCTTTGACTGCGCGGCGCACGCGGAACTTCCACGCCTTCGGGTACGGCGAGTTCGACGCGATTGCGCCGTTGAAGAAGTAGGTCGCCATGCGGCGGAAGCCGGGCAGCGCGTGGCCGACCATCGACACCAGCGCGCCGAACGCAGTCTGGTCAGGCTTGCCCATCATCAGGTAGCCGCTGCCTTCCACGCCGCCTTCCTGCTTGTTACCGCCGAACAGTTCTGGCGCATACACGTCCAGCGGCCCGGTGTCGGTAACGCTGCCAACCCACGCCGCCTTGTCGCCCACGCGAATCTCCACCACCTCGTCGATGGGGCCACGCGAAAGGCCCATGTGAATGCCGAAGCTGTACTTATATCCGGTGATCGGATCGCCGCCCTTCTTACCCATTGTTCACCTCGTTGTGTTTTTTGCGTACATGCGCGGCCACCGTCAAGCAGAAGTAGTCGCCGTGTTCTTCCATCTTCTCGACCGGCATTCCGTTGAGCAGGAAGTCGCGGAAGTCCCAGCCGTTTTCTGCGGCCCAGCGGCGCGCACCGCGAGAGCAGAATCCGGCATCGCGGATATCTTGAATGCGAACGATGATCGTCATTTTTTGCCAGTCTCGGAAGCGTGGATTTCTTCGACGTGGTAGTTGCCCACGGCGAGCACTGTCCAGTCGGTGATCCAGCAGTCACCGAAGACCACGCACTGCGGCGTGCCTTCGTCGGCCTGCGGGAAGTCGATGTCCTCGAATGCGGTGGGTGCGGGCTGCTGCTGCTTCGGCTGCATCGATACGCTCAAGATGTATGAGCAGATCATCAGGAAGATTTGCAGGTAGATGTTCATGTGCGTGCTCCGTTAGAAAACTGGGTCGCCATCGAACGGAGACTTGCCCGGCATATCTGGCACGCCGCCGTAGTTTGGCAGGTTGTTGAACTCTGTACAGGCAGCGGTCGTGCGGCGGCAACCGGGATATGCCTTTACTGCGAGGCCGTAGTATAAGCCATCGGCCAACCCGAACATGGTCATTGCGTTAGCCACCTGCGTCTCGATGGCGCGGAACTCGGTGCCGCGTGTCGGGTGCTCCCACGAAATGAACCCGCCGTCGAACTTGCCATCGACCACGCTGTCCATGCCTTGAAAGTACACGACGTTGTTGACCACATCGAAGACCTTCACGTCCAGCTTGAAGTCCTCCTTGTTCAGATTGCAGCCGAGGCCGAAGAGGGCATGACCGCACGTCCGCTGCCACGCGAGGCGCAGGCCGTCACGCTCCATCGACGCGCTGATCGTGTCGCACGCGATGACGGCTTTGCCGGGCGCAGGCAGCGACACTTGCAGCACCTCGCCGGTATAGCCGAGCACCGCGTCTGTGTCGCCTTCGTGGTAGTGGTAAATCTGAACCATGATGGCGTTCGATGGCGGCGTGCCGTAGAACATCTGGACCGGCGCGATGGACGACGGCGCGGTGATGCTGATGCCGTCCGTGCTGCTCTCGCCAGTGATCTTCACGCCGTCGTCGTTGATGGCGCAGGCCGACCACTTGTAGCCGGACAGCGTAACGTCTTCGTCGCCCGACGTGTAGCGCCACGTTGCCGCGCCGAGGTTGAAGGCGTAGAGGAAGATCGGCCGACCAAGATCGTTGCTGCTCTCGATTTCGTTGAAGCTCATGCTGGAGTCCCTACCCGTGGGTTGAAGGCTTGGCGGAACGTGAGCGTCACGTCCACCGCTGCCTGTTGATTGGTGTTGTGGTGCAGTTCAAACGCATCCTGATTGAACCGCGCTTCGGTGACAAAGGATACTCGTTTCACTTCGCTCATATCGATTTCGGGAAGCGCCACGTCGAGCGACAGCATTTCGGCCACGGTCACGAGCGGCGTGCTCACACTGCCGTCCGGGTCAGTCTTGTAGATGGGCGACACGTTCGTGATGTTCGCGTAGATGTTGGTCCCGGTGCGCAGTTGGAACGACAACTGGATGCGCGTGGGCTGCGGGCGCAGCATGTACTCGTAGAAGCCCTGCGGCCGGATCACCACCTCTTGCGCGCCCTGCTGGATATCGCCAACCGGCTCGATGTCCTGCATGAAGGTCGGCATGAAGAAGTGCATAGCTTGGCCGCGTGCTGCCTGAAGCCACTGGCGCAACTGCGTGGCCTTGATGCGGCCGAACAGGCGGAAGCTGGCCTGCGTGAGAATGGTCGTGTACCGGCCGTGGTCGAGCGTCACCGGCACGCCGCTGTCGTTGTCGATGGTGAAGAACTTGCGGCTGTACTCGCTGTCGATGTTGGTTGCGCGGTCGGCCACGAACGGGAAGAACGGCTGACCGCCGACGACGTTGCCCCACGATGCCGTAACCTTGTACGGCTCGCTCAGATCGAATTGCAGCGTAGCCGCGCTCACGGTGTCGGTGATGTTGGACATGCGCGGTGGCGTAATCATCCGCGCTGCACGCATCGGGTAGATGCGCGTACCGATAGGCCACGCACGCGGCGGCGGGAAGGCCCATGTGAAGCGGTTGTTCGTGTAGTCCACGTCACCCACCTGCAAGATGTCGTAGTCGGCCGGGTCGCCTTTGTTGACGAACACCAGATCGCCTTTGTAGAACTCGCGGTACTGAAGCTCGCCGTCAGGGAACCGCACGCCGCTGCCCTCCATGTCGATGCCGTCTTCCATGCGCACGGCTTCGTGCCACATCGGGAACATGAACTCGGCCGCGCCGATGCCGCTGAAGAACGTGTCGAGGCGATCACGCTCGTGGCGCTGGCGCAGGAAGTTCGCCTCGAACTGGCGGCGCGCATTGCGGCGCACGCTGCGGCGCTGCTCGGCCGCTGTCTCGCTGCTCAGAATGTCGGTCAGCCACGTCAGGCGCTCGGTGACGCCCTGCTTCCAGTTCGGCAGCGTCGTGAACATCGGCAGGCCGAAGCGGTAGTCAGCGGCCACCGGCAGATCGTCGTCGCTGATCGCCACGTCGTCGAGCAGCCAGTCGGTCTTGTCCGACGTGTACACCACGTCCTCGCCCTTCTTGATGACGAGGGTGAAGTATGCCGGTGACGCCGGGATATTCTGGAGCAGCACGTCGAGTCGGTAGTCGCCCTGCGGGATATTCACGAACGCGGACGACGGCCCGCCCGCGAGCGTGCAGGAGCCGATGATCCGGCTCGTCAACTGCGTCGTGCCGATCCACAGGCTCGCGCCGTCGTCGGCCGCAATCGTCAGCGTGTAGTTGCCGTCGCTGAAGTGGAACCGACGTGCGAAGTAGTAGGTGTGATCGCCCAGCGCGGTGCCGCCTTCCGGCACAGGCGACACCTTCAGTTCGCCGTCAGGACCGGCAGGGCCAAAATCAAATGGAGTGCGGATAGTCATTGTTAGCCTCGAATGCCCAGCATGGTTTTAATGGTTGGAATGTTTGCCTTGATCTGCTGCACGATCACCTTAGCGCCATCGGACCCGGCCATCGCTTCAGGTACGCGAGCGCGATCATCGACCAGCACGATGCGCGTGCCAGCGTCGGCACCGCTAGTGGCACCAGCACCGCCACCGTTCATCACGTTGCGGGCGTCGTTCTTCGTCAGCACCTCTTCGCCCTTCTGCAAGATCGTCGGCACCTCGTCAGCCTTCAGGCCCGGCAGACCGCCATTGTGGAATCGCTGCGCGCCGAGGAAGACGGCCGGGTTGATTGCGCGGCTGCGGTTCTGCGTGCCGACCATGCCGCCCGCGTGCGCCACCGGCACAGGTGCAACGTTCGACGCGCCCGGCGTGCCACCGCCCATGAACGAAGTCAGCGCGTTCAGGATTTGCTGCTTGATGATCGCCATAGTGATGTCGCGCAGGAAGGACGCGAAGAACTGCAACGCGGCCTGACCCATGCTCTTGAAGCCGTCCTTGATCGACGACTGGCCCAGCGCCACTTTCGCAAGCGCCTCGCCCACCTGATCGAACGCGGTCGCACCGTTCTGCAAGATCGAGTCCTTCATCACGGTGTCGAGTTCCGACAGCGAGTTCTTCGACGCTTCGGCCGTCACCTTGATCTTGTCAGCCTTGGCCTGAATCTCAGCAAGCTGCTCGTCGCTAAGGGCGTTCGCTTCACGCGCCTTGTCGATGAACGTCTGCAACTGGTTCGTCAAGGTCAGGATGCCGTCCGAATACTTCACCGCCGTGGCGTTCAATTCGTCGGTGGCCTGCGCGGCAGTAATGAGTCCGAGGTTGCGCCGCGTCTCGATCAGGTCGCGTTCACGAGCCTCGGCCGCGAGCAGGTTGTTCAACAGTTCCTGCTGCGTCTTCAGGTTGTTCACCGCCGTCTGCGCCGACACGCCAGCCTTGACCGTACCGGCGTTGATGATCGACACGATCTCCGCGAACTTCACCGGGTCGAGCATGTTCTGGAACTTGGTGGCGAAGTCGAGCGCAGCCTTGCCCGCAGCTTCAACACCCGGCCCGTACAGCGCAAGCTGGTTGTTGATCTCGTTGTTACCGGCGATGATCGTCTTCTGCCCACTGTCCACCTGCGTCTGGATCGCCGCGATGTTCGTTTGCAGAATCTTCTGCTTCTTGTTGAACTCTTCCGTCAGGTCATTGGCCTGCTGCCGGTACACGTTCGTGTTGGAGATAGCGATGGCCTGCTGCTTCAGCGCCTCGACCTGTTCGGTCGCCGCCTTGGCCGCTGCCGGGTCGCGCTTGTTGAAGCGTGCGATCTTGTCGCTGATCTCCTTGAACGTTTTATCGACGGTCGCCTCTGCCGCCTTGAGTTGTTCTTCAATCGGCAGCGCGGTGCCTTTCTGGTCGGCCAGATCAGCGTTCAGCTTCGCCTGCAAGTCGCGCAGTTGCTCGGCCACCTGACGCGCCAGTTCAACGCGCTGCTCGCCATCGGTCTTGTCCTTCTTCGCCTGCTCGTTGTTGTACTTGGCGCGCTCGACAGCCTGCTTGCTTGCCGACGCCTTGTTGATAAGGGCAATCGCTTCGTCGTGAATCTTCTTGTCCTTAATGTTCTCGTCCGCTGCTGCGCGCTGTGCGTCGAACTCCTGATCGATCAGGTCGAGGCGTGCGGCGAGATCGCCCTTCGCTGCCTTCAGGCGTTCGTTCTGCGCTTGGCGGTCGATGACCTTCTGCTGCTTCGCCAGATCGGCTTTCAGGGCCAGCAGCTTTTGCGGGCTGCTGTCGATGTCGCCGGGGTCGGCAGTACCGGACGCCGCCGTGGCCGCTGCGCGCTTACGCTCGGCCGCGAGCGCCTGCACGTCCTGCAACCGGATGCCTTTCGCCTGCGCCTCGGCCTCGGCCGCGCTACGCTCGCGCAACGACTTGACGGCGATCTCGCGCAGCTTGTCGTAGCGTTCCTGTGCAGCCTTCTCGTCCTTGGTGCCGCGTTGCTTGTTCAACTCGTCGGCCGCTTGCTCCAGCGATGCGGTTGCCTTCTCGTTGTCGATCTGCGCTTTCGTGATCCGGGCGCGCACTTTGTCGTCCATGCTGTCGAGGATTGCCGACGTGGCCTGATAGGCGACGATGGCGGCACCGATCACCGGCAGGGCGCGGCCGACGAACAGCAGCGCGTTGCCGACCGCGATAAGGGCCGGTGCGAGGCGCACAGCGATGCCGGTCAGTCCGGTAGGGCCGAGTGCTGCGGACAGCGCCACGGCGGCGCTGGCGGCGTTCAGGCGGGCCTGCATGGTCAGCAGCACGCCGTTGAGGATCACCAGTTCAGCGGAGAAGGCGCGAATCAGTGTCGGCAGCGATGCCAGCCACGACACGAACTTCAGCGCGAGGATTGCACCGATGGCGACCTTCACCAGATCAAGGTTCTCCACCACCTTCTGCAACACGTCGATCACGACCACGAAGCCGCTGGACAGCGACTGTGCGATCTTGTCCGCGCTGCCGTCGTTCAGGAACTTGGTCAGGCGCTCCAGCAGTTGCTGGTAGGCTTCGATGAATCCGCCGTTGCCGACTTGCGTGAGGAAGCGGTTGGTCGCGTTCTCGAAGCGCGCCTGTGCGACGAGCAGCGTGGTCGCGCCTTGCTGCGCCGCGCCGTAGGTCTTGCCCAGTTCGCGTGCGATGGCGAGCACTTGGTCGGAGCCGACTTGACCGAGTTCCATCGCCTTCGTGTATTCCTGCACGGTCATGTTCGCCGCCTTGGCCGCGATCTGGAATGCGCCCGGCAGACGGTCGCCCAGTTGGCCGCGCAACTCTTCCGCCTGAATCTTGCCCTTCGACGCCATCTGCTCGAACGCCTTCAGCACGCCGGTCAGTTCGTCGGTGGACAGGCGGGCCTTTACCGCGCTGCCCGCGATCTGCTCGAACGAGAAGCGCGTCTGCTGCGTGGTGAAGCCAGCGGCCGTCATCGCAATGGCGAACTTCGCATAGGCCGGTGCGACTTCAGTGAACACGAAGCCGATGCGGTCGGCCTGCGCTTCGAGATACGCAAACTCTTCCGCCGCCTTGGCCGCGTTGCCACCGGCCACGATGGTCAGTCGCGCCAGAATTGCGGAGTTGGCGTTGTACACGTCGATGGTCTTCTTCGCCAAACCGATGATGGCGTTCAGGCCGACGAACGCGGTGGCGAGGCCCAGCACTTCGCCGCGCAGGCGCTGTGCGAACGACAGGGTGGTCCGGCCATTGTCACCGCTGAACCAGCGGAAGATCGACGAGCCGGAACCTTCGGCTGCGGCACCGTTGCGGCGATACGCTTCGGTCAGCGTGTTCATCGCACCGGCTGCGCGGCCTGCTTGGTTAATCAGGTTCGTCTCGGCCGCTGCGAGGTTGGTAGTGTCCACGCCTGCGGCGCGCAATGCGGCCTGCGTGGTGCGTGCTGCGGTAGTCAGGTTCGACATGTTCGCGGCGCTGCGCTCCAGCGTGTTCTGTGCGCGAGCGAGGCGCGTGGTGATGTCGTCGCCACCGGCACCGCTACGCAGTGCGGCGATCAGCGCGGTCACGTCGGCGCGTGCTGCGACATACTCGGCGCGGGCGGTGCGGATCGACGTGATCTGGCGGCTGTAGGAATCGAGCAGGCCACCCATGTCGGCCAGCGCCTTCTGCGCCTGCTGCGCTTGCAGCAAGATGTCACGGTAGTTCTTCACCGGGCCGGTGATGCCGCTGACCTTCGCGGTCAGGTCCGTGATCGACGAGTTCAGCGCGTCCACGCTGCGCAGTGCGGCGGTGGCGGGTTGTGCGATGTCGGCCAGTCGAGCGCTGACGGTTGGCGTGGCGACCGGGGCGGTGCTGCCGCGTGCGTTAGAGACGGAGGCGCGCATCTGGCGCTCGGCGGCGTCAGCGGCCAGTCGCATGGCAGCGGCCTGCTTGTTGATGGCCTCGGTGCGTTTGTTCGCCTCGCGGGTGAACAGCGCTTCCAGATCGGCTTGGTGCTGCACGTTGCGCATGGCGTCGGCCGCAGCCAGTTCACGCTCGGCGCGGGCCTGCGCGTCCAGCGCGGCGGTGGCTTTTGCGGCGGCGTCGGCTACCGCTTTGTCGGCGCGTGCTTTCTGCTCCGCTGCGGCTGCGGCCTTGGCGGCATCGCGGGCCTGCTTTGCGAAGCCGTCTGCGGCGTCCATTGCGGCCTCCTGACGGTCGAGCGCGGCATTTGCTGCCGTGACTGCCCCGACGATCTGTTGCTGCTTCTGAGCCGCGTTTGATGCGTCTGCGCCGAACTGCCGCATGTTCGCCGCCGTCGTGCCGACTTTGGCCTCCAGCCGCGACAAGTCCTTCTCCAGTTGCGTGACGGCCACTGCCTGATCTTTCAGGGCTTTCGTTTGTGCGGGAGTTTGCTTGCCGCTCTCTGCGACGTAGCGTGCGTAATCGGCCTGGGCTTTTCGTGCGGCTTCCAGCTTCGCCTTCACCTCGTCGAGCGCGGCGCTTTGGGACTGGAACAGTTTGATGATGGACTGCTGACCGAGAAGCGCCTTGACCGCGCTCTCGATTTTGTCATAGCCCTTCGACAGATCGGCGGCTGATGCAGCGCCGCGTTTAGATGCCTCGATCTGCGCTTCTTCGGCCTTGACCAAATCCTTCAGCGCATCCGTGACTTCGGTGGTGGTTTTCTTCGAGTAGTTTGTTGCTCTGATCCGCAGTTCTACGTCGGTCGTGTTGTTAGCCATGAGTCAGCTTTCGCAAGTCGGTTTTTAAATTCTCTACGCCGGAATTATCGGTCGAGAGAACCGACGCGATAACTGTACGCATGAGCGACGATTCGGTTGCAATCCGAAGGTTGACACGCTCGCGTGCAAGTTCGGTTTCCATCCACAGAGTTGACAGCGTGTAGTAGTGCGGGTATCTGTGGCCCTCGGCCATCAGGAAGCTCGCGTTGACACGTAGCGATCTGTGGAATCGCTCCGCATCAGTGAGGTGTTCTAGTCCGGTTGCGTCGTCATCGGGCGCATCGTCTCCACCATCGCCACTAGGCTGTCGAACAGCTTTTTTGCGCCGCCCGCATCTTCGGTTGTGATCTCGATGATCTTGCGCAGGACTTCGACCATCAGGCCAATCGGCAGCTTGCGCAATTTGGCGCGCAGTTCTTCCGTGTCCTCGGCGTCGGTTGCGGCGATCACGATGGCTTCGACCAGATCGGGAACGTCGTTGACCATCTTCATGGCAAATGCAGCGCCCTTCATCAGCGCCACGTCGGAGTTCGCTTCGGCCTTGTATGCGGCGAAGACGGAGTTGAGGTCAACCAGATGCGTGTGCATCAGGCCGGTAATGTCACGCAGGGCAATGCCGCGCACCGTAGTGGCGACACGACCCTGATACATCACCTCTTCAGTGCGGATAACGAAATCAGCGAGAGACATATCAGGGTTCCTTTGTTACGCGGTGGCCGGGCGGTTAGTGATGTAGACGCGCTCGGTGGTGTCGTCCTTCTTCAGCACTTCGTAGTTGAAGGACATCTGCTGCCAAGTGTCGCCCTTCAGTGCGTAGTCGCCGTTCGCCGTGATCTTGACGTAAGGCCAGAAGTAGTCCTTGTTCTCGCCCTTCGGGTTCTTGGCTTGGAAGCGCAGCGCGCCACGGATTTCCATGCCCTTGCCGATGATGATCTCGTTGGTGATCGCTTCCTGATCGTACTTGACGACCAGCGAGGTGCCGGGCGTTGCGGTGAACAGGGTGCTGGTCGGCTCCAGATAAATGCGAGCGCCTTCCAGATCGATCTCGAAGTTGTCTTCGAGTTGCTGCGCGGTCAGCGCGGTCACGACCGGAGGATCGGTCGGCACCACGGCAGGCACCGAAGTGCTGATGGTCACGTTGGTCACGCTGCGGGTGCCTTGCGGCTGATCCACGGCGGTGCCGAGTTGCTTCCAGCCGCCCGGCGTCCACTGGTCGGTGGTGAACGTTTCGGTGATGGCGGTGGCAGCGGCCACGGTCTGCTTGTCGATATCGCCGCCGAACCACATCGCCACGTTTTGCGTGTCGATGGAATCCAGCGCGAACGCGCCGCCGAGGTCATTGCTGATCGTGATCTGTTCGTCCTTGACGTTCAGACCTTGATCGGCGTCGATGTGATCCAGCGTGTCCTGCGACTGGTTGGACGACAGTTCGGGCGAGTTGCCCAAGTAGCGTTCGCCCGTACCCAGTTTGGCACCGGCCATGAATTTGTCGAAGAACAGTTTGCCCTTGCCGATGACATACTTCTTACCGTTTTCAGTTGCAGCCATTTGATGCTCCTTGTGTAGTTGAAAGTTGAGGCTTGCCAGCGATCTTCTACTGGCCGATTTCCACTGCGATGCCAAGACGGATCGGCAAGTAGAAAAATGCGTGGCTCGACACCTGTGCTTCTGGTGGGCGTACTACAGGTGGCGCGACCTCGACGGACGAAATCATATCACCCAGCAAGTAGTCATGCGGGTACTTCGGAGTGCCGCTGCTTTTCCGCTCGATGATCCGCAGCAGGCGGCGCTCCACGTCCTGACAGAAGAAGTACGGCAGGTACTCCGTGTCCACCGTCTTATCGTCAGGCACCGTACCCTGAATCATCAGCGTCCAGCGGTCGGCCCGGCTGTCGCCGTCACCCGCGAACACGGCGAAGTCGGAGCGCGGCGCTTCGATGATCGACAGCGTGGCCTCGTGAGCCTGCTGCACCTCCGCGCCGAACAGCAGGCGGTTGACGTGGACGTGACCGGCCATGTCGTACAGGTCGCCATCGGCTTTGCAGATTTCCTCCAGCAGCAGTTGCAGGCGGATCAGCACGGCGAGGCGCTTGGGTTGGACCGCAGCGCGGTCAGGTGGGATTGTCGTAATCATGTGAGGGAGAACCTTCCTAGTTGTCGGAGATATTCGTCAGTGACCATGCGGCCGATCTGCGGCGCGTCGTCAGCGCTGACGTGCCTGAAGACCTGATCGACCGATGGACCGTACAGCAGCGCCACGCGGTTCGGCACGAGCCACGCCGGTTCACCGTATCGGTTGTCCAGCGTCTCGCCCGGCTTCAGCGCGATGGCGAGGCCGATGTTCCCGTTGCTCAGGGTCGTCAGCCACGCGAACTTGCCGAAGGTCTTGCCGCCGTCCTTCTTGCTGACGCGGACGCGCAGGCCGATGCGCGCACGCGAGCCGAGCGGTGTGCCGGGCTGCACGAAGCGAGCGAGTGATGTGGGGCGTTTGCGAGCGGTGATGACCGCTTCGAGATCGTTGACGTTCGCCTTCTTCGTGACACCCAGTCGGTCGTTGTTCAGGTAGTCGCGGGGGAAGGCAATGTCTTCGAGGATATCGCGCCGCAGCAGCGTCATGCCACTGCGGGTTGCGACGGTGTTGATGGCTAGGGACGCTGCTCTGTCCGTGATGCCGGGTAAATCTTTGAAGCCGTTGATGGCCTCAAGCAGTGAGATCGCCACGTTGAAGTTTCCCTACACTCCAAGCTTCGTTCACCGGGCCGACGTTATCGGTGTTCTGTACGTCAACGGCCAAGTAGCCACTGAAGCCCGGCGAGGTAACTTGCACGCGGCCACCACGAGTGATCGTGATGCCGTTCAGTGCAAGTTCCTCTTTGTCGAAGATTACCTTCTCGATCAGATCGAGGTACATGGGATAGCCCGCGCTCTCGATGTCACCGATAGGTGCTTGTTTGTAGTGCCAGCGAACCCGCAGCTTGACCGGCGCGACCAGCGCTTTGTCCCAGTACAGCGCCTCCAGCGAGAGCGTGTCGTGAACGATGCGGTGGTTGCGCGCCAGCGCGGCAGCGAAGTCGAAGGCCATGACGATTACAGGTCTTCGGACTTGTTGTCGCCCTTGCCTTCGCCCTTGTCGGTCTTGTCGGTGGACTTGCTCGACGCGCTGCCCTTGGCGACTGGCGCTTTGACTTCGACGGCGCTTTCTTCTTCGTTGACCGGCGTGCGCACGGCGTCCGGGTTCGCTTCCTTCAGCGACTCCAGTTCGGAGGCGGTGAACTTGAACGACTGGTTCGCGTTGACGACGATGCGCTTGCCGTCGCGGTGCAGGATGATCTTGCCGGTTGCTACGCGCAGTTTGGTGCCTTCATTTGCAGCCATGATGTTGCTCCTAAAATTTGTGAGGTGTGAAAAGACCGGGCGCTAGGCCCGGCCGGTTTGCCGATTAAACTTCGTCGGTGTGGATGGTGGTGGTGACTTTCAGCAGCACCGTTGCGTTCGGATCACGCGGCACCATCAGCGGCGCGGATTGCGTCAGCAGGTATTCCTGCGATGGGTCTTCTTCTTCCCAGTTCTTGAAGAAGTATTCCATCGCCTTGTAGCCTGCCTTGCGATCCTTGATGGCACCGAAGCAGCGGGTGCCGCCCATGCCGTCGCGGGACACGCCGACCACGGAGCCTTGGTCGAGGTAGTATTTCTGCTTACCGTCGATAGGGCTGATGTAGCGGGTGCTGTCCACCCACGCATCGATTGCGCCTTGGCCGTCAGCGCCCGAAATGCGACCCATGTATTCGATGGTGTCCGGGTAGCCTTCGGTCAGGGCGTTGATGCGGGTGATGTTCGACGCGGTGACGCCGCCGTAGTTCTTGTCCAGCAGGTCTTTCAGATCGACGCGCTGGGTGAAGTCTTCCCATGCGTCTTGACCGAACACCCACTCCTTGATGCGCGAGCCGGACTGGCCGTTGGCTTCGATACGCGCTTCCTTGATGTCTTGCAGCGGCGTCGCGGTGGTTTGATCCCACTTGGCAGCGCCGGTCAGCGTGACGGTCAGGTTGGCGTGACGGCGGAAGTCCACCAGCGTTTCCGGGTAGTCTTCACCGATGATGGTGACTTTACCGTCGATGGTGGCGCGAGCGGCCAGCCAGTTGAAGGTATTTTGCAGCTTCTCCTTCTGCTGTTGCAGCAGGTAGGCCACAACGGCGTCACGGCGCTGGTCGTAGGACAGAGTACCGCCCAGTGCTTCACCGGCCACGCGATCCATGTGCATCGTGTAGTCCACGATGTCCTTCTGTTTCGAGTACGCCGGTTTGAAGCGGTCGCTCTCGAAGCCGTTCAGACGCGAAGGACGGCCCGCAACGTTAGGCACGACGAACGGTGCCAGTTTGCGGTTGTCTTCGTACACGCGGTCGAACATGATCCACTCCGTCTCGAAGTTGATCTGGCGACCGTACATGGTCAGCCAAAAGCGCGGTGCGGTTTTCAGACGGCGCTGAACGCCATCCAAGGTCACGAGATCATAAATACCAGCCATGCTATTTCTCCTAATTCGTTTGTAAGGTTGTACTGCTGACCGGGTTAGATCAGGTGGCCGACGCGCAGGCCCATCGAGCCTTGCAGGCCCAGCTTGCGCAGCGCGTAGGTGTTCCACGCGGCCGGGAAGTTGATGCACTCGTGGTTGAACTTGCCGCTGTCCCAGTACGGAACGTCCTGACCGACTTTCTCGATCAGCACTGCGGTGATGACGGCCTGTTCAGGCTTGTGCGTTGCTGGGTCGTAGGCGACGATGCCTGCGGCGGTCAGCGCGGCCAGCGAGTATTTCGGCAGTGCTGCTACGGCCGATTTCGCGCTGTCGGTGATGACCGGCGTGCCGCCGATCCAGACTTGGAATGGGACGCGGGAACCAACCTGCTCGTAAGCGGCCAAGTCCTGCTTCGGGTCCAGTGGGAGTTTATCTGCTGCCATGATGGTGTTTCTCCTATTGATGGGCTGCGGTTGTGATTAGGTGCCGATTAGCCGAACTTCTGGCCGGTCGCCATCGAGAAGGATTTCAAGATGTCGGCCGAGGCGTCCTGCTGCTGCTGTTGACCGGCGTTGTCGGCACCAATGCCTGCACCGCCTTCTTTGCTCATTGCCTTCTCGAACTGGTTGCCGCCTTTGGCGTCAGCCTTGTCCTTGCCGGTGTTGTCGCCGCCGTCCTTGCCAGCTTCTTCCTTGCCAGCGTCTTCCACCTTGGCGGCTTCGACGACTTCAGGTGCTGCTGCGGACAGGGTGGCTTTGGCATCGGCCACGCTCATGCTGGAGTTCAGCGCGAGGTGGGTTGCCAGCTTCGATTTGCCTTTGGCTTCGTCGCACGACATGATGCCAGCGCAGCGTTCGCGTTCGGCCTTTTGAACTGCTGCGGTATCGACCGCTGCTGCTTTGTCGTCTTTGTTTTCAGTGCCGCTCATAACTAACTCCTTGGTTTCAGTGGTTTTGGCGACTTCGCCGGGATCGCTCTCGGTATCGTCGTCGATGATTGATTGCAGCGCCACGGTCGGTTCCGCAATCGCATGGATCAGGCCGAGTTCAAGTGCGTCGTCGGCCCGGTACGTGCGAGCCTCGGTATCATAAACGACCTTGGAATCAAGGCCCATGTTTTGCGATACCACCGCAACAAACTTGTCGCGGCTTTTGTCTACGCTCTTTTGAATGTCCGCTTTCACTTCTTTGTCCAGCGGTTCGTATGGGTTGCCATCGACCTTGTGCGCGCCGCTGTGGATGAAGGTGACGGCCATGCCGATCTTCTCCAAGAACTTGCTCATATCGACGTGCATTGCGACCACGCCTACGGAGCCGATACCGGCGCTCGGAATGGCGATGATCTTGTCAGCGGCCGATGCGATGGCGTAGGCGGCGCTGTAGCAGTTGCTGTCCACGTAGGCGATGATCTTCTTGCCCTGACCGCGTGCTGCCGCGATCTGCGCCGACAGTTCAAAGCAGCCTGCCGCTTCGCCGCCGAACGAGTTCACGTCGAGCAGGATGGTGGTCACGTCCGGGTCAGCCATCGCGGCGTTCAACTGCGACCGGATGAAGTTGTAGCCGGTCACGAAGCCCCACGAACTGCCGAAGCGGTTAATGAGGGTGCCGTGGACCGGGATGATCGCCACGCCGTTTGCGAATGCGAACGGCTTGTTCTGATCGCGGCGCGTGAAGCCGTAGGCTTCGCACAATTCGTGGCGGCGCTGCTCCAGCTTCTGCTGTTCGACATCGACGCTGGCAGACATCATCAGCATCATGTCGTTGGCGAAGTTCTCGCGGAACGCCGACGCGATGAAGTTCTCGCGCAGGTTCATCCGACTGAGTGCGCTGCGGGCTGCGTGCTCGCTCATTTTTTCGTACCTCCTGTTTTCTGTTGGTCTTTGGTGTCGCCATTATCGTCCGGGTTGTCGGTGCCGTCACCGTTTTCACCTTGGCCGCTTCCGCTGCCGCCCGGCTTGCTGCCGCTCAGATCGAACGTCAGGCCCAGCTTCTCCATCAGCTTCTTCTCGCGGGCTTGCTGTTTGAAGACGCGGCGGAAGTCGTCGCCCAGCAGCGCTACCTCTTTCTGGTAGGTGGACAGGCCAGCGCTGATACGCATGATCGCCGCCTGCGTTTCCTTCGTCTCGTCGATCTGGCCGCGTGCTGCGCCGATCCACTCGCACGAGCACAGCGCCTCGCGCATGTACGGGTCGTAGAAGTCGAAGTTCGGCGGCAGTGGGATCACGCTGTCTTCGCGGTTGATCTCTTCTTCCAGCCAGCAGATAAACATCATGGTCGCTTTGCGGTCGGCCACGGTCTTCTTGCGCGCCTGCATGAACTTCCACGTCTCGGCCATCGACGCACGCGCCGACGAGTAGTTCGTCTTCGAGTAGTCTTTGCTGAACTGCTCGTAGGACATGCCCAGCGGCGCGGCGATGTGGCGCAGCATCGACTCTTCAAAGCCGGTGCCGATGCCGCCCGGCGTTGCGGCCGACTTCAGGTTCAGCTTGGTGCCGGGGAACAGGTGCGGCATCTTCACGCCGTCAATGCCGATCTTGTCCGAGGCGTTCACGTACTCGGTCAGGCCGGTCATGTATTCCTTCAGCATACCGGCGAAGCCTTGCGCGCCAGCGCCGCCACCCATCGAAGCGAAGATGGCGTCGGTCGGCAGTTCGGACTCGATGGCGGCAGCGTAGGTCGCGTTGACCACGGCGTTCTGCAACACCACGTCGCTGAACTTCTTCGTCATCTTCATCTGCTTGAGGACCGACACCATGTCGCTGATGCCGCGTGTCTGGTCCGGCTGCATCGGCTCCTTGATGTGGATGACCAAGCGACGGCCCCACTTCGTCGAAGCAGGCACGCGCTTCCACTGCGGCAGATCGCCGGACCAGAATTCGCCGGGGAACGTCGAGCGAATGTGGTAGGCCATCGGGCGACCGTACATGTCCTTCTCGACGCCACGCGACAGGCCCACTTCGTCCATGCCGTTGTTCGGGTTGCACAGGCGCGTCGGAGACACGGACTGGAACGCGGTGCGGAATGGGCGACCCTTCGCAGGCAACCACTCCACGGTGCCGAGCACTTCGCCGGTGAAGCCGAAGCCCACCACGTCGAGTCGGATGATATCCGTGAAGGTCATGGTGCCGCCAGCGTCGAACCAGCACTCGGTCGAATCGGCCATCAGGTTGAAGCGCGACTCGACGATCTGCGAGAACTTGTCGGCCCACTCTTCGGTCGCGCCGAGGGCTTCCCAGTCCGGCATCGAGATCAGACGGAACTGCGTGCCGACGATGGAGTCGCGGTGCGTGTGCATCGCGCCAGTGAGGAAGCCATCGTTCTGCACGGAGTCGCGGCTGCGCGCATCCATGATGTCTTTGCTGCGGTTGATCTGCGAGTCGGGGGAAATGATTGGAGGATTCCATCGCAGCATTTCAGCGGAGGTGCGGCTGGCCCCTTCGAGGCCACCACCCATCGCGTTCTGCTGCACTGGAGCGTGTGCCGTCGTGACGGCCGGGAGTTGTTCGCGTTTGCCCATGATCGGTTAGAAGTAGAAGGTTGCAGGGCCGCTCGGCACGCCGCCGATTGGGGAGCACACACCGAGCGCCGACTTCAGCGACATGATGTAGTTGTAGAGATCGGTCTTGCGCGCAGCGGTGAACTCCACGCGCTGACCGTTCTGATCGACGACAACGCGGGCGCTGCCGCCTGTCACCAGATCGTGATACGCCTTCTCTGCTTCCGTGAGGCGCGTGGTGTAAAGCAGTACGTCGGCTGGGGATAGTACACAGTTCATATTGCGGTTCCTTTCTAGGCGAGTGCTTGGGCTAATCCTGCGAAATCGTAGCCGGATTTTACTCTAGTGGCATTCGGCGTTTCCCCTTCCGGTGTCCGCACGAAATCGTTCGCCGCGCCATCGCTCCAGTCGGTCGCCCACGACGGCGGGTTCTCCCAGTCGATGCTCTCGACCCGGACGTAGCTGGAGACGGCCACGCCGATGCCGTAGTAGCCCAAATCCCATGCCTCGTTTCGCGTGGTGCCGAGGTGTTCCCAGCCCTTGTCGGTTCGGACCTCGGCGCACAACTCGTTGAAGTATTCGATGGGGAGCCAGTCCGGGAATCGGTACATGCCCTTGCCCGGCTCGATGCTGTCCAGTCGGCCGTCGAGGTCGTCCTTCAGCATGTCGGAGTTCAGCATCAGCACCGGCACGTCGCCGCGTGCGGCCGACTTGTCGTCCTTCCGGCCTGAGTCCGGGAACGAGACGCGGGCGCGTGGCTGGCCGCGTGCGTGGTCGCCCTTCAGCAGCACGAAGCGCTGTGCGTTGCCGCTCGCGTACAGCCAGCGCCAGAAGTCGTATGCGCGGCTCGTGGTGCCTTTCTTACCGCCCGAATCGCAGCCTGTCATCTTGATGCCCATGACGCGGCCGGTGTCGTCGTCCAACTCGTACTCGCGCTCCATCACCTGCGGCACGATCAGCTTCCAGTCCTCCAGATAGGTGTGTGGCCGCACTGGGTACGGGTCGCCATCATCGTCCAGTCGTTCCGACTTCGTGATGTGGAAGCGGTCGATGAACACCATGTCGAACGGCATGCCCGGCGCGATCCCCTTGACCTCGATTGCGAAGCCACCCTTCTGCACGTCGATGGTGGCGATCAGGAAGCGCACGCCCTTCGGCACCTTCTTCTGCGGCAGCGGCTCGGCGCGGGCCTTGATGTTTTCCGGCAGGCGGATTTCGCGCAGCGCTTTCGACAGGTACGGTTCACCCAAGTCATTGTTGTGGAATTTCTTCAAGCCCTCTTCGGACCCGGTGCGCTCGTACTCGTCCTCGGCGTCGAGGTACATCACGACAAGCTGCTTCCACGTCACGAACGCGGCGGCGATCCCGCGCAGCCAGAACGACGCGATCATGGATCGGATGCCCTTACCGATGCGCAGGCCGGTCGGCAGCACGGCTTCGCCGTCCTTCACCCACATGCCCCACAGGTTCATGTCGTAGCGCTCGTCTTGGTGGATCGGCTCCGCGCACTTCGGGCAGTGGAGGCGCGCTGTCTCGCCCGCATCCAGATTCGACATGCCCTCTTCGCGCCGCCATTGCAGGTGCTTCCACTGGCCCTCGAAGTAGTGATCGCAGTGAGGACACGGCCAGTACCAGCGCCGCTTGTCGCCCCGGTTGTACAGGCTGATGATTCCCTTGCACGGTGGTGCCTCGTGCGGTGTAGACGGAATCCACTTCATGTCGAGCACTTCGCGGGACGGCGACGACTCGACGAGGCACATCGCGTTCGACTTGTAGGTGGTGGTTCGCTTCGCGGCCAAGTCATACACCTCGCCGTCGCCGCCGATATCGTCGTCGATGCGGTCACGGTCGGTGATGACCACGCGGCCGATTGGCTTACCGGCGACCTCCGTTGGCGTCGGCCACGAGATCGACAGCAGCATGCCGTTGCGGTACTGCTTGTCGAACGTGTTGTCGGCCGACGAGCCGGGCATCATCAGCTTGCCCACCTGATCGCTGTACGTGTTCAGGCGATCCACCCGGCGCATCGAGAAGTCACGCGCCGCCGTGTTGGTCGGGCAGACGATCATCATGTCCATCGGGTCGATGATGACGGAGTAGAGGATCGTGTTGATAATCAGCGAGTCGGTCTTGCCGCACTGCGCCGGGCCGACGAACACCATGCCTGTGAACGTGGTGGACGCGAACACGTCCATCGGCTCGCGCATGTACGGCACCTTGGAATTGAGCCACGGCCCGACGTATGCACCGGGGCTGTTCACATGCCGGTATGCAGCAGCGGCCTCGCTGACCGACATGCGTTCCGGGGGTCGCAGCATTTCGGCGCAGTCGAACACCAACTCGCTGATGGCGGCATACTCTTTCTTGTCAAAGTTCATCGTCGTCCTCACGTTTAGCAATCTTCACGGCGCGCTTCATAATGCGGGCGTCCACCGCAGCCAGTTCCAGTACAGCGTCGATCACCTCCATGTCCATCGACAGCAGCGTGACGAGGCGCTGCGCCATGCCCTCGGCTTCAGGGCTGATCGGGAGTTCCTTGTCCTCCACCTTCTTCGGCTTGAACTGCTCGCGGACCTCGGCGTACAACTGCTCCAGCATGGAGTCGCCAAGCTGCTTGACGATGCGCCGCTGCGCGTCACTCAGTTCCGACTGCATGTCCACCGTGTCCGACATCAGGCGCACGGACATCTTCATCAGCTTCATCAGCGCGCCGATGGTGCCGACTACTCGCTCGGTCGGCCACAGGTCGCCGTTGGCCTTCTCCACTTCCTGCCGCGTCTTGATGGCGGTCCAGAACTCGCGGGCCAGCGCCTTCGGCAGATCGGCCGGGTTCATGCGCTTGATGTGGCTCTCGATGTCGCCCAGTGGCTTGACGAGGAACGGCGCTGCGACTTCGAGCCGCCATGTCTCCGTCCCGTTGCGGTTGCCGGTCGCCGGGCATCCGTGCAGCTTCTCGACCAGTACGCGGTGATCCATGCGGAAGGCGATGGACAACTGGGACAGGTTGAGGCCGTCATAAAGCATTTCGCGTGACTCGTCGTCCAGACTGCTGGTGCGACGGCGTGTGGTGTGCTGTGATGGCATTAGATGCGTTCCTTGATGACTTGTTGCAGGAGTCGAACCGGCAGACGCATGATGTCCGCTACGTGGTTCGCGTGGTACGGTTGAAGCTCGCGTGAGCAGTTGCGGTATGCGGCGTAGGTCGCGTAGGCGATGCCAATGACCTTGCACGCTTGCGGCGGGCCGAGGCCGAGGTGCCGCTCGAATTTGACTAGCGTTTTATTCGGCATGAATGAAAAATCCCCACCTATCCAATGAATAGGAGGGGATCATAACCGCCTTCGAGGCTGTCAGTACGTTTTCAGAGTTCGTCCGTCTCAAACTCCCGCGACTCGCCGTAGTCCTCCAGCGCCTCGTGGACGGCCTCCCAGTCTTCGTCGGTTTCAGGCATGCGGCGCATCTTGCCCAGCATCTTCATCAGCTTGCGCCGCATCTTCTGCATGATGCGCTTCAGCATTTCCTGCCCCACGTCCTTGTTGTTGAGCGCGGACACGACCTCGCGGTCCTTGGTCTTGTCGCACACGATCAGGAAGACGGTGACGCGGTACTTCTGACCTTGGCGCGAGAGTCGGCCGATGAACTGCTGGTACAACTCAAGGCTCCACGGTATGTCGAAGAACACGATGATGTGACCACCCAGTTGCAGGTTCAGACCATGACCGCCCGACGCCGGGTGCATCGCCAGCAGTGGAATCTTCCCATCGTTCCACGGCTTCTTCAGCTTGCCCTCGGCGTCCATGAACTTGATGCCGGGGAAGTGCTTCTTGAGCCGATCCTTCGACGACTTGTGGTGGTAGGCGACCAAGATATTCTTGCCCTGCGCCTCTTCCACGATCTGCTTGAGCATGTCGATCTTGTGGTCGTGAATGTGGTGGACCTTCAGCACCTTCACATGGTCGTCGTCCTCGCTCTGTCCCGGCTCCAGCTTGGTGTCGTACAGCACGCCGGACGCCATCTGCAACAGCTTCTGCGACAGCGCCGCCGCCGAGTCCGCTTTCACCACAGTGCCGTCGTCCAGCTTCGTCACCATCGTCTGCTCCATCGACAGGTACTTCGCCATCTGCTCCTGATCCATGTGGACGACGCGCTGCACGTACAGCGGTTCTTCGCGTTCGAGGTAGTCCTTCTCCTTCATCACCAAGCAGATGTCGCTGATCTTGGCGAGGATGGCCTTCTCCGCGCCCGGCCGCAGCTTGAGCGAATGGTCGTAGCGGTTCTCGACGAAATACTTCTCGCGGTAGTGCGTGACCTTCCGGCCAAGGCGCGTGCCGCAGTCGAGCAGGAAGATTTGCGAGAACAGTCCCTCGTAGCCTTCGGTGGCCGGGGTCGCGGTCAGAATGTGCAGGCGCTTGATCGGATTCGACGGCTGCGTGCGCACGGACTTCAGCGCCTCGAAGCGGCTGGACTTGTGATCCTTGAAGCCGCTGCTCTCGTCGATGATGACGATTTCGTAGGGCCAGTCTTTGCCGTAGAAGTCCACCAGCCATTCGATCCAGTCGCGGCTGATGATGTGGATTTGCTTGCTCGACAGTGCGGCCTCTTCGCGCAGCTTGATGACGCGATGCGCGACCAACTGGTCCGCGTACTTGCCGCGCTCCGTGGGGAACATCTGCCGCTCAAGGCCGTCTTGCAGGCACTGCTTGCGGTACGCCTTCAGGCGCTTGTCCTTGTCATCGACGTGGATCACCTGCGGCACGAACGGCGCAAGATGCCGCCACGTCCGAAACTCGTCCGGCCACGTCGTCAGCGCCACCTTCTTCGGCCCGATGATAAGCACCTTCTTGCCGTCGCTGATCTTGAAGTCGTTCAGCAGATCGACCACCAGCGTGGCGGTGCTCACGGTCTTGCCGAGGCCCATGTCGATGAACAGGCCGCTGTACGGATTGTCCCGCAGGAAGTTGTAGGCGGTCTGCTGGTAGTCGTGCATCGCCTCGCGTTCCAGCTTCACATCGCTGAACAGCTTGCGGATTTCCCGCAGTATTGACATATCGCTCAACGCAAAATCTCCATCGCATCTTCAAGGTTATCGACCACGAACACTTCAACGCCGTGGTCCCGCATTTCTTGGTGAACGAGAAGCTGGTGTGGTTCCGGCTTCTCGCCAAACTTCTTCAACTCCATAAAGATCACCCGGCCGCGCCGCATGCCGATCCTGTCCGGTGGGCCGTCGTAGCCGGGCGACACGAACTTCAGCCACAGCCACCCGCGCTTCTCCGCGTACTTGCGAACCGACTGCTCCAGTTCGGCCTCCAGCGGGTCCAGCTTCTTTTTCCTAGGCTTCCACTGTGTCGTCATTTTCTTCCTCGTCAACGTAGCCGCGTTCTTCCTGACACGCCTTGCAGACGCGCATGCCTTCCGGTGCGCGGGTGTATTCGATCCATGCCTCGCGCACGGTCTTCTCGGTGGTGCGCTGGCACAGGCTCTTGCGCGTGGCGAGATCGACGATGTGCGCCGTCTTCTGCTTCGGCAGGGACGCCAGCTTGTATCCGCTGCGGTTGGCGTTGCGCGGGTCACGCACGGTCAGGCCAATGTCGTTCAGGCGCGCATACGCCTCGCGGATATAGAACTCGTAGTCGATGTCGTCCGGGAAGTCGTCCGGGAAGTCCAAGCACGGCACCGCGCCAGTCGTACCGGCCACGCGCTTCTTGTCCTCGCTGTAGATCGCCTCACGCACGCCTTCACCGATGTACCAGCGGATCATGCGGCCGAGGTGTTCACCGCTGCGCGTGTATGCGCCCGACTTGCCCACCTGCTTCACGGCCACGAACTGCGTGATGTCTGCGCAGCGCCGGATGGTGCGCTCGATGTCCGCGCCCTTCATCAGATAGTCGATCACGGCGGTCGAGCAGATGTCGTAGGTCGGGTCGTGCTTGTCCTGCAAGCCTGCTGGTGCAAACAGCCCCTTGCGCTTGGCCTTCTTCACTTCGCCGGTCTTGTCGTCCTTCACCAGCGCGATGTAGCTGTTCACGTCGCGGCTGTAGACGCCTGCATACTCGACCTCTTCGGTTTGCAGCGAGCAGTCCATTTCCCAGTCGAACACGATGGCGGTGAACAGGCCATACTTCTCTTTCGGGATCACGGTCACGATGCCGTCCGTGTTGGCGCTGATGACGTTGAAGCCGACGCCAGCTTCGTGCAGGCGCTCGATCAGCATGAGCAGGCAAAGCTGCCCGGTCAAGGTGGTGGAGATCATCATCTTCGGCGCGTACATGATCGAGTACGGCGAACCGGCCTTGCCGAACGTGCCGTTATTCACAATCTTGAACGTGCCTGCATTGCGGTCGTATTCGATCCAGACTTCTTCCGGCTCGCCTGCATCCTTCAGCACCTGCGCCTTGAACTTGAACACGTCGCGCTTGTCCACCGACTCGCGGAAGATCGGCGTGAACACGCCCTCCAGCGAATCCGGCTCGTAGCCGCAGGCGAGCATCAGGCGCGGGTAGTAGGCGCGCACGTCGCGGTCCACGATGATCGTGTCGTCGTCTGCGATGAAGCTGCGGCTGTGCTCTTTGCTGTGCAGGCCACCAATGCCCATCTTGTAGTCGGTGTGGCCGATGCGCAGCTTCAGGTCTTTGATGGCCTGCGGCAGTTTGACCACGCCCCAAACCTTCTTCAGCTTCTTGTTGCTCGCGTCGATCACGAAGTCCGTGTTGCACACCGTCTCCAGCATGTCCTGCAACTGCTTGGTCTTGAAGCGGATGAACGCTGGCGGCTCGTAGCGGAAGCGCATGCTGCGCACCTTCGGCTTGTCCGGGCGTTCCTCGGTGATGCGCTCGTACTTGACCTTGAACTGGGCCTCGGCCATCTGCGCGTCTGACTTGCTGCGCACGTCGAACTTCAGGTCGTTCGACATCCATGCGCGGGCGATCAGTTCGGACTTCAACCGGCGCTTCAGTTCCGCCGTGGTGGCGAGGTCGTTGTTCATGTAGTCGATCACACGCGGCCGGTCGGTCAGCAGGTTGATCGGCTTCGTGAATGGGATCGGGGTTTCTTGCAGGCGCTTCATGTTCATGCGAGCGCCGTACTTCTTCAGCGACAGGCGCACGCCGGGCGCGACCTCGAACAAGTCGATGTGGTCAAGCCACTTGGGGATCGTGATGCCGAAGCGGTCGAGGATTTCCCACGGCATCAGCTTCTTGTCGCCGCGCAGTTTGTTGTCCACGATGATGAAGTCGTTCAGCTTCTTCAGCATGGCGCACGTCACGCCTTTCTGCATCGCGTAGCAGATCATCGGCACGTCGTAGTTGAGGCCGTTGAACGTGTAGACGCGGAAGCGCTGGAGGATATCGCGCATGCGGGCGCGGTCTAGTACGTGGCCCTCGTACTGCTCCAGCACCACGCGCTTGCCGGTGTCCGTGTTCTCGAAGCCGATGCACCAGTAGTTGCTGAAGCACTCGGTATCCAGCACGGCTTCCTGACGCGGCAGGAGGTAGTCAATAATTTCGGTATCGCGGGGCATGGTCGCTCCAGAAATGAACAAACCCGCAGGGTTGATTCTGCGGGCTTGTTGTTACTGCGGGTTGTTACAGATCGTCGTTGTCATCGCTGCTGCCACGCTTGCTGCGGCTGCTGCGGCTCGAACGGCTATCGCCATCATCGTCGTCCTTGTTGCGGCGGGACGAGCGGCTGCTGCCACTGTCTTCGTCGCCCCATGCGGCGCTGTCGTCGATACGACCTTCACCGAAGGATTCACCTTCGCCACGGTACTTGACGCCGACCAGACCAGCGTTGACACGCTTGCCGTAGCCTTTGCCCACCTTGACGCCATCCTGATACCAGACGCGGATCAGAATGTCGCAATAGCAGCCACCGTAGATCAGTTCTTCGATGCGTTCTTCGTCGTCCACTGGGTCCAGCAATTCGCCATCCCCATCACGCACGCTAGGTCGCTTCGACTCGCGTGCGGAGACAATCATGTGGCCTTCGTACTCTTCACGGTCGCCATCATCGCCGTTACGCAGGAAGCGCCGGTCGGCCGATACTTTGCCGCCTTTGTTCTTTGCGATCAGGTCGTCGATGTAGTCTTCGATTTCGTCAATGATCTCGCCGTGAACCTTGGCCGCAGGCTCCAGCATGCCGACGATACCGAAGGAGCCTTTCTTCTTCGGATTGCCGTCATCGTCCTTACCCTTGTACGGACGTGCGAGGTGCGGGAAGGACACGCGAGCATTGTCGATGCGGAAGTAGCCATCTTCGTAGACGATGCCGCCCTTGACTTTTTTAACGAGTACCAAACTTGCCATGATATTTCCCTTCGGGTTTAAGTGTTTATACGGTTTATACGGTTTCGGCGCTCAATCATCGAACGCCCCACCATCCCTGTCGTGTACCGGCCGACGCCGATCCTTGATAGGGACAATGGTTGTTCTGCCGGGCGGCTTAAAGATCAAGTCGTCCAGCAAGTCCGGCAAATCCTTGCGTTTATGCCCGGCTTTTGTCAGGAGGTCTTCGACCACTGACGGCGAGGCCATTTCAAGGGACTCGACATCGCCCCTATCCAGACCAAGTTCCAACAGCCTGTGCAGCGCCGCCTTCGGATGCTTCCACGCCCGATGTGTGCGGCCCTCCACCTGCTTCGTGAGCACCAGCTTCGCGTTGTCGTTCGCACGCGATTCCAGTTCCTCTTGCACCTGCTTGAAGAAGCGCTCAACTGACGGCTTCCAAGTGTAGATGCGCTCAAGCTCGAACGTCGTGAGCGTGGCGGCTTCCGCCAAGGCCGCGTCTTCGTTGTTCGCCAACTCCTTCTTGAACATAATCATCCGCTTCACGTCCACCGGCTTGTCGCCGGTCGTCACATCACCACCGGCCACGTCGAACACCACCTTCGCTCGCGCCGTGCATGTGGACTGCACGCGGCACCACATACACGCTTCCGGCGACGGCGTGCGGGGAGCGTTCTTCTCCCACGCCGCTGCCGCCTTGACCTTCACCGTCGCCGCGAACTCCAGCAACTCTTCCCGCGTGATCTCCCACACGTCGAAGTTGTCGAGTCGCGGCTGGGCGATCCTGATGATGATGCGCTGGAAGTCGTACAGCCAATCCCATGCGTAGAAGAAGCCCAGCGCGTACAGCATAGCCTGCGTGTTGTCCTCGGCGTACACCCACACGCCTTTGCCCATCTTCAGGTCGGTGATGACCATGACCTGATACGCACAGGCCACATGGTCGGCCGTGCCGCCCTGATTCGGGATCGGCGTGAGCACCGAGAAGTCCACGCGCTGTTCAACGAAATGCTCGCCCTCCAAACGACGGCACCACTTCACGTAGCGCTCGACGTGATCGACCATCACTTCGTCAACCGTAATAAAAAAGCCCCAGCCTGCGCCATCGACCCAAAAGGTCTTGTGCAACAGGTGGAGGGGCTTTTTGCCGGACTTGAGCCACTGCTCCCCGACCATGTGGCCCACGGTTCCGTAGGCCGCGTCCTCGCCAGATTCATCCGGCGCGAACAGATTGGGGATCAGCGATCCGGCACAGTTGAGCCACATCTTCGATGCGGACGGTGCGAAGACGGAGTGACCGCCCTGCACCACCCGCAGCATCGCGTCACGGATATCCGCGACGGTGAAGATGTGGTGGTCAGACATTACAGGTTGTCGTCGTCGCCGCCCTTGCCGGTGTCAGCCGCCGCGTCCAGCTTTTTGTTGGCGGCTTTGAACAGGGCTTCCAGCAGATCGTCGTCCACTTCGGCCAAGCGCTCGGCTTCACCGATGTCTTTAATCAGCTTTTTGGCGACCGGAGCGCCGAGGTCTTCCTTGACCTTGTTCAGCAGCGCGGTCACGTCTTCGCGGGTGACTTTCTTGGCGCGAGTCGTGGTCTTCTTCTCGTCGTCTCCGTCCTTGTCCTTGGCCGAGGCACGGCTGCGGGTGGTGGTTTTCTTGTCTTCGTCGCCGCCTTTGTCCGACGAATCGGCGCTACCCGATTTGGCGTTCAGGGCTTCGGTCAGGGCGATGATTGCAGCAAGCAGTTTTTCCAGCATGGTAAGGCTCCATTAAGTTTTGGCAGTAAGGGGTTGCTCGCGTTCTGCCAGTTGGCGAGCATGTGGTTCAAACACTTCATCTTCCAGCACTTCGTCCAGCGCCGCCTTCAACCGGGCGAGTCGTTCTACCGACTCATGGCCCGGATGCTCAAGGCGCTGGACGACTTGCATTTTCGCCGCGTTCAACGCTTTCACAAAGTCCCTGCGGCGGTTGAAACCGAAGCTCGTGTCTTCGTAGTCAATCATCACTTCCTCTTGGCGTTAGCACTATTCGCTGCGACGGAGTGAACTATAAACTCCAACATTGCGCTTCGTCAAGTGTTGTGCGACAATATTTTCAACATATTTTCCAAAGGGGGTAATGATGAAATTTCCACAATGGGTCACTGGCCCCGCCAGCGATCCCGTTTGTGAGGAAGAACTGGCGTCCAATCGCCTGCGCTTCCTCCTAATGCAAGCCGCCACACACGCCGGGCCGAAAGGCTCGATCATCGAACTGGCCGCGCACGTCGGCGTCACGCGCCAGAACCTGTACATGTACATCAGCCGTGGCAGCTTCCCGGTCGGCACGGCCAAGGCGATTGAACGAGCGGTCGGCCGCGAGTTCGTCCGCAAAGAGCATTTGGTATTCCCACTCGAAATCGAAGCAACGGAGTAGACGCATGAAGAAAAACACTGACTACACGCTCGGCAATAGTGGGCCGCTCGCCGTGTACGGTGCAGAACTTATCGATCATGGCTTTGCGATTGTGCCTATCGCGGTCGGTAAGAAGGCACCAAATTTCGACAACTGGGAAAAGTCCCGCTCGACTAAAGGGCAACTCGAAGAGTGGATCGAGAACGGCCACAAGCGAGCGGGCATCGGCATCCTGACCAAGCACACGCCGGGCGTCGATCTGGATATCCGCGACGAAGAACTCGCGCTGCTTGCCGAGAAAAAGGCACGCAAGATTTTCGGTGACGCGCCGGTTCGGATCGGCATGGCACCGAAGCGCCTGTTGGTGTATCGCACCGATAAGCCGTTCAAAAAAATGCGGTCCAACAAATACCGCACGCCGGACCCGATCAGCGATGACGAGTTCGAGTTCCATCAGATCGAAATTCTGTGCGACGGCCAGCAGTTCGTGGCGTATCACATTCACCCGGACACGAACAAGCCGTATGTATGGCCTGCGGAAGAGATCGACAAAGAAGGCGCGGTCGTGTCGGAAGGCGGGCCGCGTTCGATGCGTGTCGAAGACCTCCCGACGATCACCGAGGAACAGTGTCAGGAACTGATCGACTGGTTCGAGGATCAGTGCGAAGGCCGTGGCTGGGAACTGGCGAAGAAGCAGCGCATGCAGTCGAGCGGCAACGTCGATCTGGACAACGAGTTCATTGAGGACACGCACCCGGTTGACATCAGCTACGAGAAGCTGCGCGCCACGCTGATGATGGTTTCCGGCGCGGACGATCACGACATCTGGTTCCAAGTCGGCATGGCGCTGTACCACCAGTTCGACGGCGACGAAGATGGCCGCGAGTTGTGGCACGAGTGGTCGGAGACGGCGCACAACTACGACGGCGAAGCGCTCGACCGGCGCTGGGACACGTTCGACATCGGCGGCAAGAAGCGCGCACCGCTGACCGCTCGCTACATCATCAAGCTGGCGAAGGAAGGCGAGAGCGACCGTGCGCAAAAGCACGTCCTGAAGCTGAACGAAATGTTCATCGTGGCGAAAGACATCGCGGACTGGGAGAAGGCGCGTGCGGCCACGCAGCAGGCTGAACTCAACTCCATCGCACGCTCGGCCGTGATCGCGCTGGCGAAGGAACGCCTCGACAAGATCCTGACGTACAAGACGCCCATCAGCGAAGTGCGCAAGGCGCTGGCCTACGACAACTCGAACGAGCAGGTGCCGGGCTGGGCCTCGACGTGGGTGTACGACACCAGCGACGACAAGTTCTTCTGCACCGAGCGCAAGATCAGCGTGACCAAGCAGGGCTTCGACGCCATGTACAACCGGAAGGCGCTGACCAAGAAGGACATTCTGGAGGGTCGGTCAAGTCCGTCCTCCACCGCGTCCGAACTGGCGCTCAACGTGTTCAAGATCGACACCATCCAAGGCCGACGCTACATGCCCGGCGAAGACCCGATGTTCAACAACTCCGAAGGTGTGTTCGCCAACACCTACCCGGAACACGAGATTCCCGATCTGCCGCGCAAGCTGAAGCCGCGTGACACCATCGCCGTCAACCGCGTGAAGAACCACATCAGGCACCTGCTGTCCGAACCGCGTGAGCGCGAACTGTTCTGCGACTGGCTGTCGTGGATCGTGCAGAATCCCGGCCAGCACGCGAACTGGTCCGTGCTGCTGCAAGGCGTGGAAGGCGACGGAAAATCCTTCTTCGGTTTCCTGCTGCGTGCAGTCATGGGTCCGTCCAATGTGCAGATGCTGAACGCGCACATTCTGGAGTCGCCGTTCACTGACTGGGTTGTCGGCCAGTGCGTGACGTGCATCGAAGAGGTCCGGCTTATCAAGCAGCACAACAAGTACGAACTGATTAACCGCATCAAGCCCTTCATCACGAACAACGTGATCGAGGTTCACCCGAAAGGCAAAGCTGCATACGATGCCGTCAACACCACCAGCTACCTGTTCTTCTCGAACTACCGGGATGCGCTGCCGCTGGACGATGACGGTCGCCGGTATTGCGTGCTGTTCTCGAAGTGGCAGCGCAAAGACAAGCTCGATGCGTTCAAGGCCGAGAACCCGGACTACTACGAGGAACTGTACGCCACGCTGGACAACTGCGCACCGGCACTGCGCGACTGGCTGCTGCACCGCGAGCAGTCGAACGGCTTCAACGCGAAGGGCGATGCGCCTGACACCCCGGCCAAGCAGTACATGATCCGTCAGGCCCGGCCGGAATTCGTCAGCAATCTGGTGGACTTGATCGAGCAGCGCGTTCACGCACTGGTCACGAACGAACTGCTGTCCGTGTCGGCCTTGTCCGAGGCGATGGCCGACGCCGGTTATGACGTGCCGCTGAAGAAGGCGATGGGCGCAATGCTGTCTCGCGCCAAGTTCGACGACATGGGGCGCATCCGTTTGGGCGAGGATCGGCACTATTTCTACTCGCGGGAGCCGGATTTGTTCAAATCCGACCAAGGCGGCGGAATTTTCGAGTTCGACATCAACAAGATCAAAAAAATGGCGCGACGGTTGATGGACGAGCACGAAACCGACCTCTGATCTAGCGTTTTTCACGAAAAGCGGCCTTCGGGTCGCTTTTTTCATTTCCGGTCGCTTTTCGGTCGATTTCTCGCGTTTTTGACCAAATCAACGGCTCGGCACACATTTTTGCGGACAAATCGCATTTTTTCTCGCGTTTTACTCTCTTTTTGTATTTTTTCTTGTCAGGAGTGTCCCTAATGTCCCGAAAAACAATAGAAATGAATACGTGTAACAGGTAAAAAAATAAAATGTTGTAGGAATACAGCTAGTTTGATTTGGTCGATTATTGCGGACATCAGGGACAGAACCCTTTATGCAACTTGGTTGACAGCCCGGAAGGCTGTTGGTGCCATAGGAGGCTCGAAAAAAGCGTGGAGAACGCGGCTCTCCGCGCCA